CATTTGCTGCTGCTGTAATTCTACCTTGTGCATCAACTGTAATATCTGCTGCTGTATAACTCCCTGCTGTTACTGCTGTATTAGCTAATTGGTCTGCGCCTACTGCATCATTCGCTATACTTGTTGTGATAGCTGTTGTACCACTTCCTGTTATATCGCCTGATAGTGTTACTGTTTCGTTGCCTGTAATATATCCTTGACCTGTTACAAATGTGTGTATTTGGTCACCTGTCGCTAAAGCTGTACCTGCATCTGCAACTGTACCTGTAACAACACTTAAAGCAGGTGTAGTAGTGCCTGTTGCTACTGTAAGTTGGTTTGTAGTAGAACTTGATACACTTGTTACTGTACCTGTATTGGTGGTATATCCTGCTCCGTTTGTAAGTTGGTTGTTGTTTGTAGGAATAACAGTATCTCCTTCTAGTGCTGTACCTGCTGTTATGCCAAGCACCATACTAACTTTACCATTATTTGTTGCTACATCACTTTCTATTGTATCTAAATCTACTGCTTGTGTAACAGAAATATGACCTACTTTAGTAGCGTCTGCACTTGGATAGCTATTCTTTGCGTTATTAGTCGCTATGTTACTCTCCATAGTGTCTAAATCAACAGCCTGTGTTACCGAGATATGCCCAACCTTTGTTGCATCAGCACTAGGATATGTGTTTTTAGCATTGTTAGTAGCAATATCACTTTCCATTGTGTCAAGGTCTACTGCTTGAGTAACTGATATATTGCCTAGCTTGGTAAGGTTTGCAGCAGTTGTAAACTTGTTTGTTGTAGCGGCATCACTAATATCGTCTGCATCTAAAACTACTGTTCCTGTTTGACTGTTTACACTATCAACAGGTGCTGTGCTGCTCAATGTTACAGGTTCGTAATTAGAAGATGTGCTGTTATATTGTAATACCTGCCCGTTTGTTGGTGCAGTAGCTGCAACGTCTGTAAGGTCTGACGTGTCAAGAGATACTGCTCCCGTTGCTCCGTTTACACTATCTACTGTATTTACTTCAGCACCTGCCTCTATACCTGATAATTTAGTACTACTCGCACTATCAAAACTAATTTTAGCCGTATTTGCAGCTACATCTGTATTGGCAGAAACTCTTGCCTCAGTATAGTAAAGGTTGCTAGACCCTTCTGTGATATTATCTGTATCAAAGTCAGTAAAATCAATAGCAATATCATTTGCATTTGCTGTAATACCTGTACCACCTGCTACATTTAGTGTTACATCTCCTGTCGTGCCACCGCCTGTTAGACCATCTCCTGCTGTTACTGCTGTAATATCTCCACCGCCTGAACCGCCTGATGATGAAATAGTTACTGTACCTGCTGCTTCAGTTATACTTACGTTGCTTCCTGCTGCAAAAGTTAGTGTTTCAGAAGTGTCAAGTGTATTACCACCTGCAACAACAGGTCTACGTGTTACTTTAGCTGTGTTAGCTGTTACATCTGTATTTGCTGAAACTCTAGCATCAGTATAATATAAGTTTGTAGAACCTTCTGATAAACTATCTGTGTTTGTTGGGTTTACTTCTGCTCCTGCTGCTATACCATCTAACTTATCGTGATGTGCAGTAGACATAACACCTGCTGCTGAACTACTTGCCTCACTTATAGTAGCATCTGTACCACCTGAATTAGTTACTGTAACAGAAGTTGTTGTTGTAGATGTACCTAAATCAACACTTCCACCACCTCCACCTGTTGAAGCGATAGTAACAGTACCATCAGCTTCTGTGATTGTAACATTACTACCTGCTGTTAGCGTAAGGCTTTCTGATGTTTCTAAAGTATTGCCACCTGCTGTAATTGGTCTACGAGTTACTTTGGCATTATTAGCAACTATGTCATCAGCTTGTTGGGTAGTAATACCTGTTTTAAGCGTGTTTGCGGATATTTCAGATGCCTGTGTAGGTGTTATGCCCACTTTAGCTGTATTAGCCGTAATTTCGTCAGCCTGTGCCGTTGTTATACCTGTCTTTGCTGTGTTGGCAGCCACATCACTATTTGCGCTCACTCTAGCATCTGTGTAGTATAAGTTACCACTACCTTCTGCAATATCATCTGTGTCAAGAACAACTGCTCCTGTTTGTGTGTTTACACTAGATACAGCACCACTAGGCAAATTAGTAAGACCTGAACCATCACCTGTAAAAGATGTAGCTGTTACATTACCTGCATTGTCTAAAGTAACACCTGTTCCATTACCTTTACCATCAGTAATTTCTTTAGCTGTACCACTTACTTCAGCGTTATCAGTTGTTTTTAGTAAACCCTGATACGTTTGATTTATTTGCTTTCCTTCTAGTGTTGTTCCCATTCAAAAAACTCTTTAATTTTATTATATTTTTCTCTTTTGGTTTGTACATTCTCATAAAACCCACCCATTAAATAGACTATCTTTATCAGGATATATATCATCATCTGAATTATTTTCATATTCAGGATATAAATTACTATTAAAAGACATATGGTCTATAAATCTAGTTGTGTAATATTCTGCTAGGTTTCTTTCCTTTTGTATAAGGAAGTCTACTTCATCTTTACTTGGTGTTTCTGCGTTCTCGCTAGAGTGCTTAAATAGTCCACCATTTTTTAACTGATACGCTGAATAAGGTAAATACTCTACCATTGCAAAATGAATAAGCATTGGCGCAAGGTATTCATCAACTATTGTCTTATAATTACCTGTTAGTGTACCACCTATAATGTCAGCTTGTAACTTATCGTATAGTTTAGTACCTGTATAGTTTCTAACGTGTATCTCTTGGGCTATCTTGATAAACTGTATAAACTTATCAGTATCTACATTACCATCTAGGATGCTATTCTTTACAAGGTCAGTTCTGTTTATAAATAATGCAGTTGCCATATCTAGTTTTTAAATCCCATTTTGTTCCAATACGCTGCTGTATAGCCTTTGTACTTCATATCCTTTGGTGCAACAGGTACTTTTTGTGCGTTAGTTTCAGGCTTAAATCCTTGACTTTTAGCTTCTGTTGTACTGATTACACTACCTAGACTTTTACTTCCTTCCTTACGTGCGTATATACGTCTAAACCATTTGTGATTGCATCTTGCACCACCCTTGTATAACCATACAGAATATGTGTCAGCACCACCCTTGCCAAAACCTGCATTTACAACTTTACTTGTCATAGCATTTATATCTTCTTTACGATATACCTTTTTAGCACTTACCATTTTCTTGCAAAACTCTCTAGATGTGCCTTTAGTCGTTGCAGGATTGTACATATATCTAACTAAATATGTTTTGTCCTCTTGACCTTTTTGTTTCGACTTACCATCTTGTTTGCTGTCTTGGTATGGCTTTGCACTACCTGTACTAGCTAGATTTGTTTGCTCGTTTAACTCTTTAATCTTTTGGTTTAGGTCATCATCATTGTCATAGTCTACTTCTTGTTCGTCTATAACCTCAAAGTCCTTTAGTAGTTCTTCTTCATCTTGTCCTAAATCTATAAGCGCATCAGCTATATCGGTGTCTACAAACTTATCTAAATCACTAGCTAACTTCACACCTGTTTCTTCTTCTTGTGTTTCTGCATCAACAAGGTCATTGTCAATCTCTGTAAACTCTAAAGGTTGTAAGGTCTTAAAGTATAGATTGAGTGATATACCGTTAAAAGCTAGTATCTTATCAAATGCTTCTAGTAGTAAGTTTTGAAATGGTCTTATAACAGTATTGTCCATTAGTATAGACGCTGTTTTTAACTCCTCTGCGTTGTTTCCAAGCCCTGTATTGTCTTTAATACCTAAAAGCATAGGACTAACTACCCTGTGTGATACAAGTATCTTACGACTGCTCTCATCACTTAAAAACTGATACTGATTGTGTGCATCACTTAATTGTACAGGGTCTATTGTAGCTGCTGTTTCAGGACTGTCGTTAAATGATAGGATAAACTTACCTGCATTACTACTGCCTGAAAACTTATCGTAGATACGTCTTTCAATCATCTCCCTTTCTTCCGCACTAGGTGTGCCTGAATTAAAGTTAATAAGCATACTAGGAGATAGTCCTGATTGTATGTTATTTATATGAAAGTTAGATATTTCTTCTTCTAGGTCTGCATATTGTAACCCACCTTGATAGTCAGGGGTAGCATAGTACTTGTATCCTGCTCTGTAAGGCTTAACGTACACAATCTCAATAGCTTCATTACTCATACCAAAAGCAGGTATGCGCTTAACTTGGTTAATACGGTTGTATTTAGCCCAATCACTAGAGTAGTAATATGCTTCTATTTCTCCTTTGTCGTTACACTTTTCAGCAGCTAATTGTTCAACAGGTATATGCTCAACCCTTGCTATCTTTTTTCTGTCTTTACTGTAAATTACTTGCATACTACATTGACCAAACAGTTTAAGGTCTGCACATAGTTTACGTGTACAATCTTTGTGTAGTAGTGAAATGGCTTGTGCGTATGCATCAGGCTTTCTATTGCTATCAGTAGCATCTAAACCCTTACCGTATATCATCTCACTAATACCGTTTATAACAGCATTGTTTGTAGGACTACCATTATAACGGTCTAAAAGGTAAAAAAAGTATGAGTTTTTATCTCCGTATGTTACAAAAGCCTTATTCTTCTTTTCTTCAATAGTAGGGCTAACATAATTCGATAAACTTAAAGCGTGTATCATAGTACTATATAATCGTTGTCGTGTGTGTCGTTAGTAGTATATTCGTTTTTATTAACAGAATAGTACTTATTTTGTGTTTGGTCTACATCTTGGTCAGTACAGAATATCTTGTCTTTATATATAAGATTAGATAATTCATCACTATCCCAAGTTTGAGTTTCTAATTGCCATTGATTAGTATTAGCACCCCAAACATCTCCATCTGCATTTAATTGCAAATCGTAAAATCTACCCTCTACTAAAGTAAAGGTGTGTGATAGGTTTAAGTAATCCCCACTTTGTGTAAGGGTTACGTCAGTTGTAGTAGATACATTAGTAGTGTCATCCGTTAGTATAAGCGTAGCACTTGTACTATACAATCTAGGTATAAACTCTATTGTTTGCGAACTTGTACTTGTAGTAAGTATCTTCATATAAGTATAACGCTAAAAATTGAGAATTTGTAATAAAAAAAGAGGGATGCTATTGCACCCCCCTCTATCATAATTAAAACAAGAATTATTTACTCTCCTTTAGCAAATATACAAAAAATATATTAAGCAGGAGTAATAGGTGTAGTAGCACTTTCATCAGGTACAGTTGCAAAGAATGGCGGATTAACCTCACTAGCTGTTGCTGTAAGAGTAAAGCCTTGTAAATCCCCTGCTGCTGCTCCTGTTACAATAGTACCACCTGTAACCTCTGTGCCATTGTCTTTACCTACTAGCAAGTACTTTGTAGTACCTGCACCATCAGGATATAGTTCAACAACATAGTGCGCTCTACCTCTGTTTAAGAGTTTTATTTCTTCTTGTGTTGCAACATCTAGGTTTTGAAAAGTAATGTTTAGAGTACTTTCATAAAAAGTAGTTCCGTTTTCTCTGCTTGATGTTACGCTTGTTTCCAAAGATGTTTGACCACCTTTTACTTCAAACTTGAAAAATTCAGCACTTCCATCTGATGGTAATGTTACCGTACCTGACGAAGGGCTTAACGCTGCTATCGCTGCGCTATAATCAAGAATATATACATTTTTGATACCTGCGTAAGCTGTCTTACAGCCTATGCCTCTACCTTTTGTTATTGCACAACTCATATTTATTTTATTTATTAAAAAAGGGCAGGTAGGTACACACCTAGCCCACCCCTTTTATGTTAGTTAATATTAACTCAGCAATACAATATCAGAACCAATACCGTATTGGACGCCTGCTGTATAGCGCATTACTACACGTACATTTTGTGAACCATCTAGGTCAGCCATATCAATAACTTTAACTTCGTTACGGTCATCTAGTAAACCTGTACCAAAGAATAAGTTAGATGCTTGAGCAGCAACTGCTGTATTAGCACCTAGTCCATTTGCTGTAAATAGCTTGATACCTTGAAAGTTCATTTCTGTCTGTCCTACGTTATATAATTCTCTATAACCTAAAGCAGCTTGTGCAGAAATATAAGCCTTTGCGATGTTTTGTGAAATATAGATAGTTAAATCCTCTGAACCATATACACCGCTTGGGATAGCATCTAAAACCGCTGATAACTTGCTTATTACGTTATCTTTATCAATAGCACCACCTGCTGCAACGTCTACAACAGTTCCATCTCCTGCTAATTCAGTAGCAAAACCATTAAAAGAACCTTCTGCAGCTACACCACTCCAAATAGATACTTCTGTTGCCTTAGCAACCTCAGCAGCTACTCTTGCAATAACATAGTCAGAAAACAAAGGAGGCAATTCATCAAAAGCACTAAAGCCCATTTGAGCAGCTTCCCAATCTGAATGAAGTTCTTTCTTACAAATCTGTAAGTTTACTTGTAACTCAGTTGGGGTAAGTACTTTTTCTGTTAGTGTAAGACCTGATGTAGTGCTGTCAAAATCGCAGTCAGCAGAACGCACTAGGTCAGTAAACGCTCCTACTTTCATAGCAGCTTTGTATTTGATGTTAGGGAGAATAGTAATCGCTCCTTCATCTAAAGTTTTTGCAGACAACAAGGCAGCACCTAGATACTTCCCTGCAAACTCTCCACTATAACTTGAATTTGTAATTGTTGGGTTTGGCATTTTATTTATTTTTAGTTGTTAATTTTAGACATTACCTTGTCAAGTGTGCTTGGTTTTCTGTTTTGTGCAAACTTAACTCCGATATTGTTATTTTTTTGTTCAGGGTTATGAGCAATAGGCTCGGCAGCAGGTTCAGACAATTCCTCTTTTACTTCTTTCGGTAATTCCTCTGATAACTCTACTTCTTTTTCTTCACTCATTTCTTCTTTCTTCATATCTTCAATCATAGCTTTGATTTCTGATACTGCTTCTGCTAGTTCTTCTTTAGTAACATAGCCTAAATCTTCTTCAGCTTCTACTTCTTCTTCAGCAGGTGCTTCTTCTTCGTCTAGGTCTTTGATTTCAGCAATAATGCCTTCTTCTGCTACTACTAGCATCTTACCATCTTCCATAGTGTAATCGCCAACAGGCAATGCTACTTTGTCATCTTCGGTAATTATAAAAATTTCGTTTCCTGCTTCAAACGCTTCTGCTTCTAATACAGTTCCGTTCTCTAGCTTTGCAGTTGCTAGTTCAACCTTCTCTTGGGCTTCAACATTTTCTACAATGTCAGTAGTATCTTCGCCTAGATAGGTTTTAATCTTATTTAACATTTCGGTTGCTTTCATATAACTATAACTATTTATTTAACTTATTTTACATTTTTAAATTTTACCAATGCCTTGATTGATTAGTTTACCTTTACAGCATTTAGTACTGTAAGTGTTTTTGTCAGCACATAAACATCCACGTTTACTGCTTTTAGGACTTGTACGTGATACTGTTAAATTCTTCATCCTTGTCCTCTGTTTTTTTTCTTATAGTTCTTACTGCCTTTTGTGCTTGACATTTTAGTTTTAGCGTGTACACCCTTTCTTTTTACTTTGGGTTTTACTATATGCGCTATTTGTATTTGTTTAGGCATTGTTATATATTACCTCTTACGCTTCTTAAATCTGATATATTTTTTCGGTGCATCTTTAAAATTCTTTCAAACTGCCCTTTTACATTGTCAGCACGTTTTACA